TACTTCGCTTGGCTTCTTAGGAAGGAAGTCATTGAGATTGAACAAGCCATTTGTTTCAATAGCTTTCATCTCTGCGTCACCTAATGGACGCTCACGTCTTGCCCAACTTGAAGTTGAGTAATCCGCATATCCGCCTTTGGTTGTTTTATTAAGACGGAAGTCTACACCAGCAGTATAATCTGTTGGCAGTTCTTCCATATCAGGATCCATAAGAGCCTGTTTAATAATTTGGAAAATTTGTGGACCAATTATAAAACGTCTAATTGGATTTTCTGGAGTAGAATCCTCACTAAGAGCATTCTCGGTTACAAACCCTTGGAAGATATATGATCTTTTCTTCCAATACTTACGACCCATGTCTTCAAGACTAGGATCTTTAAACCAGCCACGAACTTCGTTAAGAATTTCACAGCTATCACCGTACATTTCCATACAAGGAATCTGTACTTGTACTGGACGAGAGTCTGTCTCACCCTTTACACCTGCGAAAGGCAGTTTGATCATCAAACGTTCTTTCCAGAAGAATGTATTGGATTCGTCACCATCAGGAAGGAAACGAAGCGTTGAGCTTTCGCCTTCTTTCATATTCCAGAATGGAAAAATTGCGTTGTCCCCGCCGGAGCTTTGAGAACCACCTGTGCGTGATTCTTGTTCTTTCAGTTTAGCTCTGATTTCTGCTAATGTTGCCATAATAAGCCTCCTTTAAATTAGCCTTTGTATTGTGCCTAATCGCGTAGCACATGTCATACATACTACACGATAATATTTATAAAGTCAAGTGTTTTTTTGACTTTTTTTTGAGTTTTGGTTATCTAAGTCCAGCAAGTTGCTGAATTCTAGCCATTTCCTCGTCATTGCCCGACAGTAATTCTTGTATTACTTGCTGAGCATCGCGAACAGCTTCATCACCGTATTTCTTTTGAACTGCGGTCAATACTGCTGTTTCGCCCTTTGGAAAAGCATTTTGAGTATAATCATACATGCTCTTCACAAATTCATCTAAAGGTGTATCTTGCTTGTTTTTAAGTTCATCACCCTGACCCTTTGGACTAATATCAATTGTTACGTCCTTTTCGTCTTCACCTTCTTTTTCATCATTACTTCCAAAAAGTTTTTTCACAACTGCTACGCCGCCTAATGCTATAGCCGCTACCACTGCCGCTGGTAATGCGTATTTTTTACCAATTGCCGCTAACTGATCCAAGTTTGGTACATTCGGCATCATATCTTTCAAGTCATCTGCTGTTTGGACAACCTTATCACCCACTGTGCTGATAGCATCTTTGGCTTTATCCATAACTTCTCCAGCACCATCAACTGCTTTCTTGATACCTTTACCAGTGTTATACACTCCCTTAGCTATGTCTCTTCCAGTGTCTGTGCCAGCTACTGCTCCACCTACTCCTGCTTTGACCGGATTACGTTTTGCCCAATTTAAGATACCTTTAGCTCCTGCTAAAGCTCCTCTTGCCGCCATAGGCCCAAGGGCTCTTGCCGCAATACCTGCCGCAGGAATCAATAAAGGAAGAAATTCATTAAGCTGTTCTTCAGTCATCAACTGTTCATTTGTTTCTTTTTCTTTTTCTTCCTTGTCCTTAGCATCCAAATCCTTTTCAATCTTGTCGCTTTTGCTCAAGCTCTTCTTTAATTTTTCTATGGATTTTTTACCAGCGTCACCTGTGCCTGGTTCTACTTTGGTAGGTTTCTTGCCAGTTCTTTTCATCCATTCATCTGGAGTTTCTTTGCGTTTTTCTTCTATGCTATCCTTTACACGCATATCAGGTTTACCATATGAAGGATCATCGGCTCTTGACATAGTATCAACATCTTCTTCATCTAAACCATATTTGTCCATTATAGCATTGATTGTAGAAAACATTTTTGCTGTTATTGGACTAGCACCCGATTTGTTTGAAGTAAAGTCTTCATGATCGCCGTCTTGCCAATCACCGTCCAAGCCTTCGTAACCTTTCATTTTGTTAAATGCTTCAAGTTCATTTTCATCATAAGCATCTGCCATAATGCCTGTATCTAAAGTAGCACGTATCCATCCTTGTGCTAGATCATCACCATTTGTTCCTTTGTATTCGTTAAATTTGTTATACCAATCTTGTACTTCGATTTCGGCCTGTTTCATTCCACCTTCGTTTGTTTGGCTATCAGCTAATAGTTTGGCCGCTGTGCCTTTGTCCATCTTGGTAGGATGTTTTTTACCTGAACCTTTTGGATATTCAAATTCTTTTTCACCCTTTGCCGCCGCATTTGCCGCCGCCATCTTGAAGTCTTCGAATGCTCTTTCATATTCTGTCATTGGAGCTTCTTGGTTAAAATCAGCACTGTTTACAATTTCGTTTGCTCTTGCTTCAAAATCATAATTTTCAGGAGACATATAATCCATATCCATGTAATCTTCATCGTTTACCTTGTCCCAAATGTCAGCATATCCTCTTCCGTATTTTTCAATAAATTCATCTCTTGACATGTCAGCCGCATCGTCTTCCATGTCCATTACCATGCCTTTGACCTTGCCTTCGTTTTCGATTCCTTCACCTTGAGCATATTTGTTATCACGTTCTGCCCATCTTTCTTCAGCATCTTCTTGAGCTTGACGTATTATTTCTTCTGCTTCTACACCGCCATAGTTCATAATGGCATCTGTATCGTCTTTTACATCATATCCTAGTTTACTGCTTGGATTTCTACCGTATGCGTGTACTTCGATTGATTTTGGATCTACTACAGGCTTGCCGTTTACAATTTTAGCAGTATAGTGAATGTCGGCTCCTTCTTCTTCACCGTCGTCTCCAGATACTTCTGTTTCAAATTCACCCTTAAATTCATCAGGGTCAAATCCTTCGCCTAATAAATCTTCTGGCCCAAGGTCTTTGACCTTGTTAGCTTCACTTACAAGTTTGTAAATGTACGGAAAGACACCTTTGAGCTCTTCGTTAAACTGTTTGATTGTAAGCTCGTCAATCCATGTGTTTGAAACATCTTCTGGAACTTCTTCTAGCACGGTTGTTTCGAAGTTCTCGAATGCTTCTTTATAGTGTGAAGCTGACTGTAACGCATGTGCCGTTTTCTTTACGGCCTCAATTCTTTCGTTAACAACATCTAAATATCCTGCTAAACTTTCAGCCATTACACTTGAGCGATTCATGTAAGTTTTGAATTTTCTTAGTTTGGATAATTCTTCTGAAAGACCGATAATGTGTTTACCAAAATCATCATATGGTGTTCCGCCTTCAGCAACGTGTCTTGCCATTGCTCTAGCGCCATTGAGATGCTTCATTGGATACTTAAATCTTTCTCCATTTTCACTTTCAATGTAAATGCCAGCAATGTCTCTAGTGCGTCCTGCTGGTTGTTCATGATTGATTGGGCCCGAGTGCTTTACAATCATTTTTGCGGAACCAATGTCTTGAAAACTGGTTCTGCTTGTTCCATATAGTTTTGATTCGCTCATCTGTTTCTCCGTGCTTAGATAATCATAATCTCTTTTGTCTAAACTGTTTTTTGTTATGTCCCTTGTGTCAAATCTTAACATACGTTTTTTAGCAAACTGTCTAAGTTCTTTTAAAAATCCATACCAATTGCTTTTTAAACTTGCGTCAGCTTCGTCAAAAAGCTGTTGGCTATACATTACCTTTAAACCGTCTTCGTCTAGGCTAATGCTAACTTTTTTATCCTTAGCAAAATCAAATTCAAAAAATCTACCCTCTTTTGGCATGTTTGTTATTGTGGCATCTTGATCTCCCACAGTAACAGATGGATATCTGCCTCTGATTTTGTTAAAAAGTTCGTCTGCTATCGTCTCAAGGTTTTTCATATTAATATTTATCCTAAACCGCCTGTAACATAGATGGGCATTGGTGGTTCTATTGCTTCATCGCCTTCAGCTTGACTGAATGAATTGTAAACCCTTGGATCCCAATCCTTTAACACGGTCATCATTCTAATTGCTAACAGCGTAGCACTTATAAGATCGTCTGTTTGTCCTGCTTTTGCCCTATAACTTGTACCAGTAGCAACAAAATTTTTCATTTCTGTGATCAAAGGCGAGCTGTTCACCTCCAATTTATCATTTTCAACCATTGTTTTAAATCTGCTACAAGCTGATATCTTTGTGCTGTGTGTGGTATTAAAGCCCTTTCTGAATTTACGTACATGACCTTTACGCATCGGTTCACTTATAAAAAGTCCCGGTATGTTTTCTTCTCCAAAGTCGTTGATTACTATCAAGGCCGCTTCGCCAATGGCATTGTTCTCAACGCTCCAATATATGTTTGTACCTTGATTTTTCATTTCAGCCTTGAGGTGTTCACATATATCTTTTAGTATCCTAATCTGAGCTGGTATGGGTGTTTCGTTGTGTCGCCATTCAGCTACCTGTCTGTATGAAGGAACTTCGTATACCTGTATAGCGGCATAGTCTCCCCCTGTACCCATGCTAGGATCCAAAGCAACTACATAATTTTCATTAGGTGTAGGTTTATGGTACCAACGTGTTTGGCCCATGTTCATCATAGGACTCTTACCTTCCAGAGTTGATAGTTTTATACTGTTGATAAGCGTTTCGTCATAAACTAAAAATTCACAACCGTATTCACGTCTAAATCTTTCTTCACCTATACGACCTATTTCAGCTTCACGCCATTTGTCATCTCTGTCTGGATGCTCGTCCCATTTAGCTGTAAACCCGTGGAAGCCATTTACTCCTACTTCCTGTTCATTACCATTAGCGTCAAACTTGTTTTGGCTTTCTTTCCAAATTATAGCAAAAGTATCTTCGTCCGAATTTGGTGTTGAAGTTATAATAGCACGACCACCTGTTGCTAGTGTTGGAGATATGGAAGTCCAAAATTCGTCAGCTATGGTTGGACTTACAAACGCAAACTCATCACAGTATAACAAAGATATTGACATACCTCTACCAGTGTTGCCTGTTGTGGTAGCACTTACTATTCTGCTACCGTTCTCAAATTCCATTGAGCCTTTGTTATAATTAACAACACCTGCCCTGATATGGTCAGGACATAATTCATAACCATATCTAATTCTCTGCATTATTTCTTGAGCACCTGTGTATTTGTGTGCGGCAATTAATATTGTTTGATCTGGGTGGAACATGGCATACCATAATAGGTAACCAGCGGCAGTTGTTGTCTTACCGCTTTGTCTTGGTAACATGTTGATGTTGAATCTATGATCGTGATAACTTTGTAGCAATCTTTCTTGATACTGAAAAGGCTCAAACAACATCTTGCCTGCTACCGGATGTTGTATGTTAAAAAACTTTTGACAAAAGGTCAAATAACCTGATTGAGGATCAGTACATGCTTTTAGATCCTCAATTTGTTGTTCTGTAAATGTTTCTCTTTGGTTGGCTTTCTTGGTTAATACGCCATCTAAACTCTTGCTCATGTACATATTTAACCAAAAAAATAGGCTCCGGAGAGCCTATTTGATTCGCAAAGTTCTGGGGGGAATTATTTGTATTGCTTGTATAAACTTGTTAATTCTTCTTTGATCTTGTCCGCTAATGCCATTGGATTGTCACCACCTGCTACTTTTGGATAAGATTTTTTGCTTTTGTTTAAATCATTTGTTGGAGGATTAATCACATCCGAATATTGTGAATAGTTCTCGTCTGGTGAATTAGCATAGTCTCCTTCTTTAGCTTCTGAATCATCTGCTAAAGCCGCCCCTGCCATTCCGCCTGCTATCTTAGGTGCTTGTGAACCTAACGCTCCGCCGATTGCCGCTCCTGCTGGGCCGCCTAACATTGCGCCAAGTGTCGCTCCACCTTTTGCGCCTAATGCTGAGCCCATTCCGCCAGTTGCTTTATCTAAAGCATCACCTGCTACAGCTCCGCCGACACCTGCTAATCCTTTTCCAAGTAAACCTGCTTTTAAATCTTTATCACCAGGAACATCGTCCTTGCCTGGAATGTTCGGATCATCGTCGTGGGCTCCTACAATGCCTCTAAACTTGTCAATGTCTTTTCTCATCGGTAACGGCATGTCTCCGCCTACTGGCTTTGGATCCATTCCTGCGTTACGCATCATTGCCATTAGCTGTCCAACTTGACTAGCATCATCTGCTGTCATTGAAATGTTCATTGAAGCCGCTTCATTGATTGGTTGTTTTTTTGATTTTTCTTCAGTTTCGATGTCTGTCATCTTCTGAATCATATCTTTCATAATCATGTTACTTACTCCCTATTGGTGATGTTGTTCCAACGTTGTCGCTGATATCTTTTGTATCACCTGGTTTAACATCTGCGATTGGATCATTTTCTTTTTCTTTACGAGCAGTTTCTAGCTCTTTCAAAAGATTCATAACTCTTTCACCACCTACTTGTTCCTGTGGTTTATCTGTTGCTGATCCCATTTCTTCAGTTTCTAATTTGGATTGATATGGATCTTCTTCTTTGGTATCTTGGTATTCAATCCTTGGATCGTTTTCTGTTCTTACAATAATGTTTGTCTTAGCTACACCGCAACACATTGGAATATATTCTTCTAAAACTTGTGGTGTTGTTGGATATGCTACTGATACTTCAAAGTATGTAACTTCGCAGTTGCTCAACTGTGGAAAGTCCAGTGGCTTTTCCTGTATTGGTGTTCTCTTACCTGGTGAAATGCTGTTCACACTGTATTTTCTCAGTGCTTCTTCCATTGTGTCCTCAAAGCCTTCTGGCATAGGACCAGCAACACCAATGCTAAATTTGTATTCTTTTTTTGCTTCTGTTAGATAATCTTTAAACATATTCCTATCCTTACAATTATTTATCCATATTCTTGAGTTTTTCAAGCAAACTATTACGATCCGTTACTATATAGCCTTCGCCCTGTACGATTGATTCACCGTCAGCCTTACCGTCTTTGTCTAGTTTTTCTTTCTTAAGCTGAAGTTCAACCATTTTAAGTTTCTTGTCTAGCTTTGCTACCTTGGCGTCAAGATTTGTTTTTAGCATTTGTCCGGCTACTTCAAAAACTCTGCCACTGTATCTTGATTCAACGTTCATCCCCAAATCCATTAGATCCTCGTATGCTTCCATGGCTTTATCAGCTACTTCACCTAGCTCATTATCTGCCAATTCACCTAAGCCCTTGACCTGTGGAAGAGCCGCCGAAATCTTGTCCATTTCAGCAATATCTCTCAAGGTATCATTTTGCTGTTGAACAATATCTTTCTTGTCCTTTTCTTTTTCCTGTTTTATAATTTCCTTTGAATCAGGTAAATCTAACAGTTCTTCCAATTTTTTACTCATAACGTTGATCCATTATATGCTAGTATTATTTATCTTGTTTGTTTAGCCGCGTCTTCCCTGATGGAACAGCTCTTTTTCGGTTATGACTCTAAAACCAATGCCTTTTGACTTACAATACTTACCTGCGGCTTCCCATTTTGCCATGTTAATAGCATATGAAGCCTGATTTTGTTTATTCTTTCCTATGCTTTCACGCAATGCTTGGTTGCTTGGCTTTATTTCAATGACTTCTACTTTGTGGGCACCTTTTTTATCTTTGTATTGTATAAAAAAGTCAGGTACATAAACTGTGGGTTTTCCTGTGATTGGGCTTCTGTAAGGTATCTTGATTGCTTCACTTGCCCATGCCGCTATGGCTGGATTTTCATCACAGAATTTCATAAAATGGAATTCCCAACTTGACCTGTATGTTGGTGTTTTCTTACCTACGTATTTGTCCGGATGTTTTAGATTATATTTGCCCTGGGCCCAACGCTTCATTGGTTACCCCATAATGTTTCTGGCTTCTGTAGGCTTTTGTTCATTAGCTAATTTGTAACCTAGTGTGCTAATCTTTTGTCTGTTAAAGTTTAGAACTTGTGTCACTGTGTAGCTCAATTGTAACTTGTCAAGGCCCTTTAGGGTATCTAACAGTTCAAAAACTTTTACTCCGTCAATCTTTGCCTGCTGTAAGATAATAGTTCCTGTAGACACTGCCGAAGATCTTTCAAATCCTTTTGATTCTAAAAATCCTATTACGGCATCAACATCGTTGCTAGGAAATGCTAGTTCTTTTCCGTAGTATGTATTGAAATATCTTTTTACATCACTGGCAGAATCATTTTTTGACTTAGCAGGTAAATTAAGATTTAATCCTGTTTCTCCGCCTGTTGTGCTTGATCCTGTTGTTGTACTATATGCCATTTTTGCTCCTATGGTCCTACGTAATCGTCGTCTGTATATCTAGGACCTTCGTTTGCGTTCGCACCACTTCCTGTGCTAGAAGTAGTTGCTCCACTGCTACCTGCATTATTAAGTAATGTTCCAACACCTACTATTGCCGCACCAGTTGCTAACGTACTTAAACCTCCGCCGCCCCCCTTGGGAAATGCGACTCCCGCTACTCCGCTTACGTCTATTCCTGTAGCTTGTCCTATCGAATCCAGTGCCCCACCTAAAAGTTCTCCTCCGATTCCTGACTGTGTCAAATTTCCAGCATTTTTAACCACGTTTGCCGCTTTCAATACAGTACCAAAACTTACGTTGCCGCCTTGTATGTCCGCCAGTACGGAGCCTCCGCCTGCTAGGACACCAGCGGCTCCTAGTAAACTTCCTGCTCCACCACCTGCTAAAGATATAGGACTAGCTGTCTTATCATAATGCTCTTCAGCAAATCCTTTTGGACTTCCGTTTTTAATCGGTCCTCTGCTATAATGTACAGTTTCATATTCTACTGACATTGTGTTTGCTACAGGTTCACTTGCTGAATTATCCATGGTATCGTGTGACCA